GTTCGCTCCGACAGGCGACTTCACGCCATATCCGAAGATACGGACTCGATATCGGCAAAGCGGATATCCGGGGCGCACTTACCCGGCAGTGTTATTTATAACGCTCGCACTCGCGCGAGCTCGACCTAAGAGGTCTAGGCAGTTTAAGGACGAACCTCGTCCCGACCAAATAGGCCTAGTTGCCCAGCATTTTCAATGCCGCGCCACCAAGTCTACCCATCATTCCCATTCCACGCATCGCTGGCGACACCATAGAAGCCATAGAACCGAGTGTTGACCCGATATCCATGAGCGTTCCCATAACAGTGTGACCATAATCGACAGCATCCTTGGCTCTTATAACAAGAGGAATACTCTTGGCTAGATCAGCTCTTGCGCCCATAATCTCAGGAACTGAGGGGGCTGCAGGGGAGGAGAAGTAGTCATAAGCGCCATTGGATGGAGGTGTCCATTCGTAGTTTACAATAACATCAGCATAGCCGATTGTTTGTGTGCTACCAACGGGTCCGCCGACCACGGTGACGAGCAACGTCGTATAATTAATATACGAATTGTTGCCCGCTCCAACGATGTAATCACACGCAGCGTTACCGAGAGGTTTTCCGGAGTACCAGAATTCCGCATCTCTAACTGCAAGTGTGGAAACATCCATACCAGACTGCATAGAACCAACATTCTGGCCAGTAGTGGCGGTAGTGTTGGCATTCTGCTCGGAAACTACCATTAAACCGGTCGCGGTTGTCCACGGTAAGGTTGTCTTATAATGGACTCCCCACGAGACTACTCGGTACGACCCGATATTAGCGTTTCCAACAGTAGAATAAAATGCGTTTGGATTCGTTGCACCCCAAGCAACAACGGCACTTGAAGTGATTGTACTCGCACTAACAACCATTTGATTAGGGTTGTGAGTGAAGTAGAAAGCACTAGCACCATTAGTATCGACTGTAACAGCAATAGCTGTTCTAGCCTGGAACACACAACTTCTAGACGAATTATCGTCGAAGAGTTTGGCTCCATTAGCTTCGGGGCAGAAAGGGTTGAAGATAGAACAGACAGCTTCCGCAGGCTTGCGAACTGAATATCCTAAATTGGCTTGAATCGCCGATGTTCCGGCTCGTGTTGATAGATGATCTCCAATAAATCGGATTTTCGCTTTTCGCGATTTTCCTTTCTTACCTTTGTTCTTCTTCACTACGACCACTGTCGTCGATTTCTTCTTCGTCATTTAACTTTTCTTTATGTAATTTTATGGGATCCCAACCTATCCCAATAAGCATTTCCGTCAGAGGCTGCAACATTGGTGAGTGTCGCAACTCATACTGATATTGGGCCAACAAGCCTAAATCAGGATTGTGTCCTAATAGGCGAAAAGTCAGCTTGGCCCAATTCTGTGGCACAGCAATCTGTCTGTCCAAATCCCAAAGATGTGAGCAAAACTCAACATAACCTTCGGGGACAACAGCTTGTTCGTAGCGGATACCATATCGCGCATACTTTTCTGCTTTGCCTTCGACGGGGGTTTCCATGGAATCATCACCCATGGCAGCCGCCCAGTCACAGCCGATGAAATAAGCCATCGCAACTCGCACGCGACTATTCGTCGACGCGGTTCGCAACCAGCCTGATTTCATAACGCCCGGCTTCTTTTGAGCGAAACATGTTCCATCAGATAATACAAATAAGGACCTACATAACACGTAAGAACGTGAACGCAGGCACCTGAAGTACACATGTTCGTAATCAACACCAGCCATCCGAGCACGACACCGATCATCAAAATCGAAATGCCACTCTTGGACGCAGAAATCCCAACCCGATACATCAGCAGAGTCGATGGGTCCCCGAGGAAGCTGACCGAGTAAAGCTCTCGCTTGATCATCAGTCATGCCCATCCCGGGTTTTGAAGGTATCTCAGCCCAATGATCTATTTCAAGTTCATTCTGCTCTTCAGAGAGCATACGGTCGAGAATTTCATCTGCAATCGAGACCAAACAAATAATTCGGTATCGTCGCTGACTAAGTTTCTTTCGACTGTGGGGTTCACCTTTAACCATCACTGCAACGCCATCACACCACCCTTCTTCCACCAATTTCGCAGCATCATCAGGAGGGGCGACGCCGGAATTATGTAAATTCCAGCGTTTCCACACAACGGACCGCAAAAGCTCGCCATGGTTATCTAGGATTTCGCCTTTGGTTTTGGCCAAAGCGTACCAAGGATGACCAGGGCCCGCAGATCTTTTCACACCTTTGCAGGCGCGTTTGAAACCGGCTTCGAAAGAAGCTGTATCAAATCCGAGACTCGAGTTGGAGTCCAACCGGGAGGCAAGTCGGAAAACGCCAGGGAGTTTTCCTTTTGGATAGAGTGGAGTGACTTTGTTAACAAGTTCTTCGATCTCCTTTGCCGTCGGAGTTTCGATTTGGTAATCGATTCTGCCGAACTGGTACTCGAGGGAGTCCCTTTCGGGACCTGAACCACGGGGGGGCCAGTTGTATTCGTCAATTTCGGGGTAGAGGCCGGCTGCTTTGATTTGGTAATCTTTGCGACGCTTGGCTGCTTTGTATTTGCAGTTTTCACGACCGACTGTTCTTCCGATTTGCTGGAGATTTTCACTTGCTGTAATGTAACAGGGGTTTTCATCATATTCGAGGTGCCCAAGCTCGCGGAATCCGTCTGTACAGGGCTCTTGACTTTTAAATCAAACGTAACAGACTTGCTTTCCTCCTCCACCGGCTCTGGGGTTTCCTTGACACGCCTCGCAATTTTCTTCAACCGGGCACCACCTAAGGCACCACCGGGCATCAATTGTTCGTCACCAGGCTGTATATTGCCCTGGACAAACTCATCCTCTGCGTCCTCTTCAACGGGGTCGTAAAGACCCTCGTCAGTCATATCACTCCAATCAGCCCCTTTCGGGACGAAGGTCGCTCCGTTTCGCACAGTGAAGCGCGATCCGCCAGCTAGATAAACCGTGATGTTGCCATCATATTCGTGAACAGCAGCAAGCCCTTTCTCTTTGAAGGTTGCCCATTCCTCGTCAGTCGCTTCACCAAGATTATGGTAATAACGATCTTCGAGCCACGGGGTTTCCTTGGCCAGCTCGATAAAAGCCGACACAGAAGTAGCAAGATTATGTTTGTTGTTGTGTCCGGTATGTATTCCCACGACTTTATTAGAGGCGTCGAATACACCAGTGCCGCTCCATCCAGGGTTTGTTGTCGCTCCATGACGGAAGATCATTAAAGATTCGATCCCGAGAGCCATTCCCCGTGCAGAGACGGTGTGGTTGAGTGAATTTTGTCCATACAAAGTGAGTGTACTTCCAGCCTGGATTTGTCCGGGTTTTAAACCTTTAACTCCAAGCATCGCCCAAACAGCTTTAGGCACGGTAAGTGCCGTCATGTCAAGGTCGAAAGAATCTTTCCAGATTTTCAAACCTTTAGCAGGGTATGTTTTAAATTCGTTGTTGTCAGCGTGCACGACAATGTAAAGTGGTTCGGGCGCTTTCGCAGCCTCGACAAGTACATGCCTCGCAGTGAACAGGTGGTCATTTATCCTGACTCCCCAGCCAAGATGCTTGTCGTTCCCGAGACGTAATTCGACTAGTCCACTTGGGATTTTGTCTTTCAAAAACGAACTTCCGCTCTGCGCCATCTCCTTTGCAGGAGTGGGTAAAGCCAAGCTTCGAGAAAGCAGCGTACTTGTTGTCGTATACTGCGCGAGTAAATTTGGTTGGATCACGACCGGGTAAAATTTACCATCGATCTTTACCATAAGGCAAACATTGTGATCCACAACTTCCAACCTTTCGGCTGTGAGTTTGGGGGTAGGTAGCGGTTTCGTCCCTCCGATCTTGGTATAGACCTCGACGAAACTCAGGAGATCGATCCACTGTATTATGACGAATACAGCGAATGCGATATACAAACACACACTCAAGTTGATCATTAAATCACGGGTGTCGTTATCAGTTGTGAACAAATTAATGCACATTTTCTCATACTTCTTCAATCGGTACTCGGCTGTTGTAAGCTGAGACATGAGAGCTGTAGTATTAAGAATACCGTCCGACGAACCGTCGGCAAGAACACGCGCAGCCAAAGGCCGAATGAACGACACAATGGTGGAAGCGGCGAAAATGCCGAATGGAACGACCATGACCCCGGCAGAATGACACTTTGCAAGGAACAATAGCTCAGCCCAAATGTGGGAGGCTTTCGTCCAATCAGTTGCCATCTTCGAAGTCTTGAGGATGTCTGAAACTTTCTCTGAACACTTAGTAACTCTTTTGAATTATT